GCAGTGTTAGCTTATTAAGCTACACTGTGTTTTGTTTTGCCATCTTTACAGTTGGATGTTAACTAACATGCTCTGCCATATGGAGTTTCTATGGTTGGTTCCCTGGCCAGACGCCACCTACCATGCTTCGATTTCGAATCGATGTCGGGATGTAGTCCGCGTACGAACAGAGTGCTGTCCACTGCTTAGTGTGGTGCAACCATGACCCCCTTTTGTTTGCAAGATTTGTCCATGCGCTCGAAGTACTATTTGAGAGCGCTTTTCATTTTGTTTTTGCCATTTGGTTACCTTATTTTTGTACCTTAGACACATTCATTTCATTGTCTTTGGGAGGCACGTATCCATGTGCAAGCATCTTTTATTGGATGTGGTCTGGAAGTGTTTAGTAAGGCCGTAGACCCGAAAGGTCGCAGGTTCTTGAACGGCATTAGTAAGCCACATTGTGGTAATTGTTTGTTAATTTATTCCACATGAGTTTTCTGGTCACTCAGTACTATCACCCAAATTTAATTCTATGATAGCAACGTAAGCCAGCGAGAACTACTGCGTTAGTGTAGCGGATCCCATCACGAGACGAGGGAACCCAAAAATCAATTACAACTATATACATACAACGTTTTTAAGCTTTTTGCTCATTACAATATGTCTACAGTTAACAAGACTACCAAAACTATGACGCGCGAAGAACGTGATCTGCATCAATCTCTTGTTGCTAAAGCCAAATATAAGGCTATGCGCAAGATGTTGCCTAAGAAACAACGCGAACGTGATGTTAAGGCAGAGCGCAAAGCTATGCAGAATATGAAGTTTCTTGAAGTTGAAGAGCAAGGTTTTGCTCACATTTTTGCAGGTGTTGCTGGTGCAGCTCTCGTTGGTGCCACTGGCGCCATTCGACGGCTCGCCAATAACACTAGCAAAACGACGGACTCTATGACCAGTCTGTTTGATACAATCAAGCAGAAGCTCATTGAGTTCTCTGAGTTTTGTAAGAAGGCACTGGGGTCCATCTGGATCGTCCCAGCTGCCATCTTGGCTCATGCCATATTTTCCCAGTTTTTCCACATTCCATTGCTTGTGGCTTTGTCTGCCACTTTCCTTATCAGCTTGTTTGGTAAGGAGGTATGGGGGCTTATTAGTCATTTCTTTGCTCCTCAGGAGCAGAGCGGTGATGACGCCGCGGGTGTTGGTGGGCTTATTTGCACAGTGCTTTGTGCTGCTGCTTTGCCCACTAAGAGTGTACCTATTGCACTCGGAGAGTTGCAGAAGCGCATGTCCAATTTCGATCGCTCAAAAGATGGATTTGAATCGTTCTTCAAGTATGCGATGAAGTATGCTGAGAAGGCGGTTAATGTGCTATTGCGCACCTTCTCCATGAAGGAGGTGCAATGGGTCAATGAATCAGAGAGACTTGTCGATGCATTTTGCAAGAAAGTCGATGATTTCGAGACTTTGACCAAGACAGGTGGTGCTGACATTTCAGTTGACATTTTACTTGCAGTTGTGGATACCCAGTTGGAAGCCATTGGTTTGAAGACGACAGTTCGTGACGATAAGTTGCGGATCAAGATTGAACGCGCTTTGGCGCGTTTGTCTGTGTTGCTGCTTCCTTATCAAGGGGCTATTACAGCAGCTCGCAATTTTCGTCCTGAACCAACTTTTCTGTGCTTTTATGGAGGCAGTGGCTTAGGGAAAACAACCATGGTAACTAAATTGGCGTGTGCCATTTTGGTTAAGGCTGGTTTGACGCCCGTTGATACTGCCCTCAAGAATCTCTGGCAGAAAGGCAACACAGAGTACTGGAATGGTTATGCCAATCAGAAGTGCCTGATTATGGATGACTGTTTCCAAGTCAAACCCGTTAAGGGTGAGCAGGACAATGAGTACATGAATGTCATCCGTATGATCGGTAATTGGGCTTATGCGCTCAATTTCGCTGATCTTGAGAGCAAGGGTAAGTTTTATTTCGACACACCCTTGGTTATTGGAACCACAAATTGTGCGTGTGTCGCGAACCAAGCTGAGGTGCTGATTACTCAACCTGAGGCCGTTGTGAGACGTATCAAGCATCCTTACAAGTTATGGGTGAATGAAGAGTACAAGACGGCTGAAGGCCGCCTTGATTACGCTAAGGTAGAAGCGGAATTCACCGCCAACCTTGACGTCTTATCAGGCAAACAAGACGCTACACCGTCCGACTTTCTGCAGGCTTACCCTTGGAATGCTTGGTATCTTACGTACCACGACTTTACGGCGCCACAGGAGAGTGGAATGCGAAAGGAGATAATTGATCTCATTGAGGAAGTTGTGGAGGGTATCAAGAATACCAACACATCACATGCTAAGGGCGTTGCCAATTTGGAACGTTTCTTGGCTGGTCTCGGAGGGCCGGCTGTTGAACAGTCTGGGCTCGCTGCTATTAATTTTGGAGACATCTTGTCTGATCCAGAAGTTGTAGCGGGGGGCACTGACAGTTTATGCAACCTTGGTAATGTCAGACATCACAACGTTCGTTATGATGATGAAGCTGATATTGATACAGATTATGATGGTCGCTGGTTTGCGAATCAATGGCGCCACATATCTGAGGATTTGGGAAGGTGGCAAACTCGACTTGCTATCAAATTTCCTTTGCTTGTTGCTGCTACCAACGCTGTGACTTTTGCGGTTGCCATCAAGGTCGTCCTCGCGGTTGCCAAGGCAGCTTTCGGATTGGTTTCCGATCTGGTCGGAAATCTGTTCGGAAAGTCTGGCAAACCCCGTGGGCGTGCCTCTGAGCAGAGCAATATTAAAGAGAGCAAGGGAGTACCCAGCAAGGTGTTCTTTAAGACCAAGATTGCAACAGAGTCTGGGTTCACGGACAAGAGCCATATTCACAATCTCATTTATGAGAACACGTTCAAGCTTTTTCTTGGGCGCGGAACGCAATGTGAGGTTGTTATTGGGCAAGTCCAATTCCTTGAGTTGAATCTTGCCGTGCAGCCTCGCCATTTCTCAAGGCAATTGTATGACGGCGTTGCCGAGGGTAAGGTTCATGTTAATGATGAACTGACCTTCGTCCGTGCTATATACAACACGGAGTTTAAGATGACGGTTTCCCAGTATCTTGCCATGCAACGCGCAGTTGTTGAAGACCATGATGTGGAGTTCCTTGCTTTTCCCCGTGGCACTTTGGCAGCTACTAAGAAGATGACTCATTTTCTTCTGTCGGATGCTCAGTACCAAAATGCCATTAAGTCAGCCGGTGCGGTTAGGCTTGATGTCATGGGCGAGCAGGTCAAGAAGGATCAGAGGTTTCAGATGCGTCAAACGTTGACAGCACAATCGTTTACCTACATGAAGGACATTACCACTCAACGCTACAAGAATGCCGATGTCTTAAGCTATGCTATGGACACTGAGGCTGGCATGTGTGGGGCGCCGCTCACGATAGCGGAGAACCGCTATTATGGAGGCAAGTGTTACCTTGGCATGCATGTGGCTGGAAGTCCAGGCGTGTTTCAACGTCGCGGTTTTGCGAGTGTTATTACTGCGGAGATGGTTGCCGATGCGCGTATGAAGCTTGGTACCATTCAAGACGGCTTTATGGAGGACATGGAGTCCAAAGGCATTGAACTCTCTTGCGGTCCAGAGGAGCAAGCTGGATTGCTTGGTGAGAAGGGTTTGATCAAGGGAAGTTTTACCTATATTGGAAAGGTAAACAAACCCATTTCCTTAAGTCCCAACACCAAGCTCAAGCTGTCACCTATAGGTGAACTTGAGTTGTTTGGACCTAACCCGCAGCGACCAGCGCATTTGAAGCCTTATTTCAACGAGCTGGGCGAGCGAGTTTCACCCATGTTCGAAGGGCTCGCAGCATATACAACACCTTTGGAATATCGTGAGTTGCCCAACCTTGACGCCATCGTTGCTCTTGCGACGAAACCTTTCAGGGAGGCGACTGTGAATGATTATCGGGGTGTCTTCACTTGTGAAGAGGCCGTGTTGGGCGTTGAGGGACTTAAGATTAAGTCCATTTCTCGCTCCACTTCTGCGGGCTATCCATACGTGCTTGACGTCAAGGGTGGAAAGAAAGAGTACTTTGGTACGGACGCTGAATTCGATTTCAGTGGTACTAAGTGTGTTGAACTTTTTTCCCGCGTTAAGCACATTGTTAAGAGCGCGGAAGAAGGTGTTCGTTTGGCACACGTGTTTTCGGACTTTCTTAAGGATGAAACGCGGCCACATGCCAAGGTCAATGTGGGAGCCACAAGGGTTATTAGCGGAGCGCCGCTCGATTATGTGATTGCTTTTCGCATGTACTTTGGCGCTTTTATGGCAGCAATGTTTCGGCATCACACTGAGTCAGGTATGTGTCCAGGTATCAATCCTTTTTCTGAATGGTGGAGACTTGCCAGCAAGTTGTCCACCCACGGGAACAAGTGCTTTGATGGTGATTTCAAGCGCTTTGATTCCTCGGAGCAACCGTATATTCATTATGCCATTCTTGATTTTGTCAATCGATGGTATGATGACGGTGAGCTCAATGCCCGAGTGCGCTCTGTGCTCTGGATGGACTTGGTCCATTCCCGGCACCTTGGAGGTGATGGCAGAGACCAAAGTCACGTGTATCAGTGGAACAAGTCCCTTCCAAGTGGACACCCTTTCACGACACCTGTCAATTCCCTGTATTCCCTTATCACGCTCACGGCTTGTTATTGCAAGGCAACAGGAGATTTCAAGGACATGTGGGACAATGTGTACATTGCCACATTTGGTGATGATAATATAACCAATGTGGATGATGCTACAGCAGAAGTTTTCAACCAGGTTACGGTCGCGCGTGATATGGAAGAGCTTTTTGGCCTTACATATACTGCAGGTAGTAAAGGCGCTGAGCTTGTTCCATATACGACTTTGGACAAGTGTACGTTCCTCAAGAGGCGGTTTGAGCACGATGACATTGGTTCTGGTGGTTGGGTTGCTCCTTTGGACCCAGCAAGCTTCCTTTATATTTCCTACTATTATAAGAATAGTAGGGATTTGGGGGGTGAAATTAAACACAATCTGGAGAGTATGCTTGGCGAGCTTTCCCTTCATAGTGAAGAGATGTGGAATGAATATTTTCCACTTGTGCGTGAAGTTCTTGCCGAGGGTAATTTGACTACCGATTTGGACAGTCGCGTTGCCTACAGGCAGATGATGCAGGCGCGTCTCGACGCTTGGTACTAGACTTATATACGGGTGTTTTGTGGTTAAATAAATTAACACACGGCCACTAACACCGTCAGGACAGTCGCACTGGCCCTTGCTTTTTAGCTTACTACTCAGACTGAGTCAGAGAATTGTGTTACTTTGGAGCCTATTGAGGCAGTGGCCCATCGTATTTGTCTCGCTACACAACCAGATTTACGTGATTCTGTGCAATCGTGCACAGAGATAGAGGGTATCTCTATTGATGCAACCCCACAAGTTTTGGGAGTTGCCCATATAGATAATGAAGCTTGTGCCGATGTTGTAATCGGTACGGATGCTAAATCCACTTTCATTTTGCCTAGTGATGGATATCAAGACTTGCTTGCATATTTAGCGAGGCCACGCTTGGTGTTTTCTGGTGCCCTTCCTATTGCTAGGGGTTCTGTTTTTAACGTTGAGTTATCTAGGAACAATTTGATAAGTTTGTTCTTTCCGAATTTGGCCACTAGGTTAGCAGGTGTTTATGGCATACGGTTTACCACTAGGTTTACCATTATGACCGCTTCTACACCTTTTCAACAATGTTATTTGGCCTCTAGTTTCCAGTATGGCACTAGTAGCACTAATACAGTTGTTTACAACCGTTTTAATAATTCTGCTATGGTCACCAATTTGCCTCATGTGATACACGATATAGCTGAGAACACCATGTCTCAGTTAGACATTCCTTTTCTCTATCCGTATGATTTCTTACCTATTTATGTAGGTAACAACACGGATTCCCTTACAGCCGGTGCTACGGGTGGTACAATTGGTATGTTCTCACTTAATGCCATTATGCCTTATAAGGCTTTAGCTGGCTCTAATGCGCCGACGTACAAGGTACTTATATCGCTACACGATGTTGAGTTAATTGGTTCATATCCTTTGACAGCCACCACCGTCATTACTCAGTCTGGCCTTACTCAATCAAAGAAGTCGAAGGCTAACAATCCTATGATTAAGGAGGCCAAAGCTGTTAAAGGTAGTGATATTGCTTCTAAAGCAGCGGCAGTTATTCGTACTGTGTCTCCATATGTGCCAATGCTTGGTTCTATTGGCGCAATCACAGCGAATTTGTTAGACGTTGGTTCTAATGTGGCTAGGGCTTTTGGCTACTCTCGTCCCCAAGTTACTGAGGCTCCTTCTCGTGTCTTTAGGAACAATCATGCGGGTGACGCCAACACGGACATGGATTCTAATTCTTTTGTCCTTGCTCCTTTCCAGTCTAATAGGCTTGCTGTTGATGCGTTGGCTGGTGGAACTGAAGTTGACGAATCTTCCATAGCTTATGTTATTGGAAAGTATGGCCAGATTTTTATTGGCAACATAGCAACCACTGATGCTGTTGGTACTCCTCTTTACGCCACCAATGTTTGTCCTACCAATTTTTGGTTTAGGATCAATGCGGGTAGACCAGGAGGTAATTTACCATTACCAGCGGGTAATGTTGCTGGTGCCAATTCCATAGTTTTATCACCTTTGGCATATACTTCTCAGTTTTTCCGTTATTGGCGTGGTACGATGACTTTCAGGTTTACATTTTGTAAAACCAAGTTTCATGCTGGCCGTGTCATCGCGGGTTTTGTGCCAATGTTTAATGACGACGTCGGTAACAGTGTTTTGACTACCACTGTTCAATCTATAGAAATTACCGGTGGTTTGCCCCAGCCATTTAGTTATTGCCAGGTTTTTGACTTGAAAGACTCTAGCTCTTTTGAGTTAGAGGTTCCTTATGTTTCGCCGGTGCCGTTTGCTAGTATTCTATCTAGCATTGGTGGTGTGACTTTAACCGTGTTGGATCCTTTGGTTGCCACTGGAGAGACGGCTTCTGCCGTTGATTTCTTAGTTGAGGTCAAGGCAGAGGAAGATTTCCAATTTGGCTGCCCAGCACCACCTATGTTTGCCGTTTCGACCCCAGCTCCAAATTCGGCTGCCGTCACTTTTTACCAGTCGGGTTTGGGTGGTGTCCAAGATATAGACGATTCTGTTACGCAGTATACTACAGGTGAGTCTATTCTTAGTTTTAAAACTTTAGCCATGATTCCTTCTTGGTTCACCGTTGACATAACAGCCCTAACTATAACATCCACTAGCTTGTGGCCATTTTATTGGTTTGGGCGTTTCACTATGGCCACGCCTTTACCACCTACCACAAATGCTAGTTTTGCGTTCACACGTAGCGGTGCTATAGCTGCCATGTACGCTTTTGTCACTGGTGGTACTGAACATCACAGTTACCTTATGTCACCTGAGACAAATGGTTTGTCCATGAATGTTTCTCAGGCAGCCCCTAATGAGGCCTTAGCTGCTAGCTCTCTTGGGGATCCACGTACCCGTTCTATTACAGGTGCCCAGCGTATATTCACTAACAATGTGACTTTGCATACTAGGGTACCTTCATACCAACAGTACGCTCGCATCCCTGTTCACGCTGGGAACGTTTATAACAATTACGTTTATGGAATCCAGCGCGACATATCACCCGTTTCTGGCAATAATGCTGTTTTGTCAGTCAATAATGCTACGCCTAACAATGTTAGGTTAGTCATGGGTCGTGCTGCAGCAGATGATGCCAGATTTATGACTTATGTTGGTCCTCCACCTGTTTCACTTTTGCAGTCAACGCAGACTACTTATCCAGACAATACTGGAGTTGCCGCTTTGAGTACAATTTAGAAACACTTGCCTAGGCCTAGTCCTAGGGGTTCATATAACCTTAAAGAATTTGAGGCTGATTCATTTGCAATGATGCAGGTAAATGTCCTGTGCTTTCGCATTTGATTCAGCTTTTCAGGCTTCCGTTTTGGTGCCTCCGGTATAAAGTCCGGTTTCCTTAAACCATCCATTCCTCCCTACTTGATAAAGTAGAGCACGGCTGTGATTATTTCGCAGTCAGCAGAGACACTCACGTGTTTACTGCGCGAATCTCGCAGCCGTGCCGGCCTGCGTAGCTATTACCTTTCGCGCTTGTACTCATAGAGATAAGCCTGTTGATAGTCTATGCTCTACGTTAGCTGTCGGTTTTTACCGCCAGCTGCGTTTTTTCATCACAA